CCATATATCTTATGGGAGCATCATCGGCTGCTTTATACTCGGTAGGATTTAACACACTACCTTTTTCAGCAAAATAATCTGCTAATTTTTTAAGTACTGCTTTCTTGTTCGCCATTATCCTGTTCCTCTTCTTGTGGTGGTCTTCCACCTTCTGCGGGGTTTGCTGCGCTACCCGCTATATTTGCTGGGATTCTTAAATCATCATGCCCTTCTAAAGGGTCAAAACCTAAAGCTTCCCTAGCCTCGTTTGGTGCCATAATGCCTGTATTTACAAGGGTAGAATAATAAGATGCTTGATCTCGTAACTCTGGTTGCAATGCTGGAATATCTGTTATATCCTCTGTTATTGCAAACCCAAAATACCTTTCAAAAGCATAACCAATCTTTCTTACTATTGGAAGTATTGTTTCCAGATAGTATAGTCTGTGGTTAGGTCTAATGTTAGCATTATTGCCTCCGTCTAAAAGAATAGGTGGAACACCCATTGCTTCTAGAATAATTTTCTCATTTGAATGAATGGAAGCTTGAAAGTCTAATTCTTTAAAATTAATTTTTGTTAAATCATCAACTTCAATTCCACCATCTAAAATGAGTGGCCTTTTACCGCCATTTAAAGGATTGTATCTAGTAGCCCATGCTTGCAGCATTCTCTCTTTGATTCTCTCAGAGAGAGTGTTAGGGCTTTTAAGTACTAATCCTGGTACCGCTCCATTCTTGAAGAAGTTATCTTGAAACTTCCTCATATTATCTAGTAAATACATAGTTCTATATGCTGGTTTTAATCGGGGTACCCCTCTATAAATTGATTTAAATGAGTTTTCTTTAATATGTATAATTTCTTTAGGAGTATAATCGATATGACCATCATATTCGAATTTCTGTATATAAGTACTAGTATCAGAATGAATTGTTACATTCTGTGCTGGAAGATGATAAATATGTCTTCCATCAAAATAGACGAAAATATTCCCGTCAATCATTAAATCAATTATAAGATTTCTCTTAAAAGTATTGATATCCTGAAACGGGTTCGGTTCTTTATTAAGTAATAAATCTACACGAGTTTTTCGAACATTATCTACTACTGGTGCGATTCCATTAACTTTTAATCCTATATCATAAGGAATATCTGAACTGTCGTCTACTATCATATTTACAGCGCGATTAACTACTTCTAGTTCCTCGTACGCTGATCTATAATTTTCTTTATTTTCTCGGGTACTTATAGTCATACCCTCTTCCATGCCGATAAAAGATTGAGCAGGATTTAATTTCTCCTCCTCAAGTTTTTGTCTGCCTAAAATTCTGTCATACCATGCCATATTTTTCTCTCTGTATATTAACCCATCTTTTTTGCTTAAGTGCTGTCACTAACTTAGGTCGTTTACCATAAATACTGTGGAGCCTTTGATGATGGGCTTTGCATAGTGTAGCAGCTTCGTGATAAATTTCATTTGTATACTCCTTAATGAAAATTTCTCGAAGATTCATTATTTCATCCGCCGAGGTTATAGTAATTTTCTTACTCTTTAACCAAGTTTCGAGTAACTCAGTCATTCCGTAGAAGTGGTGAAAGTCTAAGTTTTCTGTTTCCCCGCAAATATAGCACTGGGTTGCTTTCTTATACTTAGATTTCGCTTTATCTCTAACGTACTTGACTAAATCTCTTCTTAAATCCATAAAATCTCTAGTTATTAAAATTATACCAAAAATTCACCTTTTTGTCAACATTTATTTTTTTGTTGGTCTCCACTAAAAAGTACTCGCTGATGTCTCAAAAGTATAAAGTCCATATCTTAAAGCGTCTGACATATGACTTGCCATATTATGTTTTGGCCTTTCTTTCAGTAAATTGGGGTTTGAATCCCACTGATACTGGTCTACTGCTTGCAATACATGTTGACATTTTTGATCTACAATCAAGTTATCACTATCAATTATGTTTGCTGCACGAGAAATTCCATCTAGAACAGACTTTTTAGCATTTATAGTAGATATATCGTAATTTTGGGCAAAATCAAAGCGAGTTTGTTGAGCCGCTGAATCAATATAAATCCAATCTATCCTATATTTTTCTACTCTTTTACGAATCTCTATTGCATGCTGTTCAGTAGTTCTCTCAGCATCAAGATATTCATCTAATAGATAAAATTTTTCTTGATCCCAATCATATGCTATCACGCAAAAAGCGGTTGGGTCTTTATACCCGACATCAAGACCAGCAAAAACATCCATTTTACTAGTATCAAGTTGACTTAGGTCTGCGACACATTCTTCAAAATTAAAATTCCATACTTGTCCCTCGTATGTGTTAAAGTCAGCTAAATATTCTTGCGAAAATTCAGCTTGGGACATTGATTTTCTAGCTTCTAGTATATCTTCTTCACTAAATCTTGGATTTTCATGATAAGTAGCTTTTATAGAAGCCCAATCCTTAAATTCATCACTATAACCTCTGTGATAAAAGTCTGCAAACCAATTATTCCTACCCCTAGGAGTGGAAATAAATACGGCTTTGCTATTTTCTTTGTCTAATGTAGGACGAAGGGCTATATTAAACGCATCTTTTCCGTCAGCAAGTGCTGCTTCGTCAAAAATAATCAGGTCATATGATCTACCAACAGTAGAATCAACCTGATTGACTGAACCCATTCTTATAGTTGAACCATTAGATAGTTCAATTACTTTATCTTTTGCATTATCCTTAACCACCTCGAGATCAAAGTGCCTAATAAGCTGTCTTTGTAAATCGAATGAAATTTGAGACAAAGCATAGTTTG